TGGAAACCGCCAATTTTACGGGTGTTGGTATCGTCCAATTCTTCCCCGTCCGGGAATGTTGAGTTTTCAGAGATTAAATAAACCTCGTTGGAACTGTCTTTGCCGTTATCGCACAAATAGATGTAATAATCCTTGCCGTGTGCAAAACTGCTTGCCCCGTCCAGGTTTGCGGCGGATAGTGTTGTTTCTTCCGTCTGAAAAATGGCATCCCCCACCGCAATAACCGCCCCGGCAAGCACGGTTAATTGTCCTGCTGCCGAATACTGTATAAATGCTTTCTCGCTTGCTACAATATCCGATACGGCGGCCATTTTGGCAACTGTGATTTTCGCCCTCTCGTCCGTCATATTCTCGTCATAAACAAATAATCTTCCCATTATGCTAACTCTCCTTTCATCTGCTCCACTTCCTCTTCTGTAATTCCCATGCGGTCATAAAATGTAACTGCTGCCGGAATACCGATTGTATCAGCATCCGCCGCAATGGCCTTTGAAAGTGTTAAAATTGTGTGCTTTGTCTGATTGTTATTTGTGGTTGCTTCGGTATCTGCTGCCGCTTTTCCCTCGGCTGCTTCTGTTGCTTCCTGGTCTGCTTCTGCTGCCTTTTTAATCTCGATATGTTCCACGCTCTTAACTGTTGCGGTCACATTCCCGGCTTTTACCTTGTTCCCCTCTGCAACCTCATTTACAAACATAAGGGTAACGGCCTTTCTATCCTCTGTTTTCTCCAGGATAGGGCAAAAGATAAAATTCTGATTTTCCAATTTTTCAACTGCTGCCAACCAATCTTCCGCCTTTAATCTGCCTTTCTTCACAAGTTTAAAGGTGTTCGCTAAATCTGCCTTTGTCTTAATTACTTTTGGAAATCCTACCATTTTTTAATCCTCGCTTTCTTTTATTGTGTAATAAATGAACCAATATAGTTTCCGATATATCCCAGGTTTGAACCCTCACGCAATGTAATATTCTGCGTTGTCATAAGATTATCATTTGTAACCCTAAAGGCTTTCGGCGTAACCATAACGCTTTCCAAATCCGCTTCCACGGTGTATTCCCCGGCTTCTGTAATGTAAAAGCCCATTTGGCTTTTTGTAACTGTGACCGTCTGCACGGTCCCAGTTGTCTTATTTGTAAGTTTTACCGTTACCGGGCTTGTAATCTGCTCCAATGTGCTAACGATGTAAATCTTAAAGGCAATGTTGTAAACCTTTTCTTTTACATCATCAATCTGCATTTGCAGTTTTCCGGCAATATCCCCGGATAGTTCCGTCTGTTTTTCTTCAAACCATTTATTCCATTGTGCTTCTTGGTCTGCCATAAAGGCTTGTGTCATTTCGGCATATTCTTCAATGAAATTTGCATGGTCTTGTTCCATGCTCTTCTTTTCCAGGGCAAACCATGCGTTAAACTGCTTTGTGAACTGTGAAAAATCAAAGTCCTCAAACTGTGATGCAATGAAACCACACAATCCCGTGTCCGCCCTGGTGTCTGTAATGTCACTTTGGGATATTGCAACCGCACCGGCCGCCACATAGATTTCCGCCAAACATTTTTCCTGGATTGTGTCATTGTTTGTAAGTTCCGGCGGTTGCGGATTGCTTGAATATGCCCCCTCTAATATAAAAATGCTCGGTTTTCGCTCTGTTTCATCATTCCGTAATATTACACGGTCAATTCTTGGCAATGTACCGTTTGAACCACTCACGGGCAATTCAAGGACGGTTGTATTATGGATTGTATGCAAGTTTATGTATGCGTACCCGGTCCGTGTTCCGCCGTCCACCTTTACCGCCATGCTCTCGCCGTCTGCGGTTACTTGCAAATGTCCATACGCAACGCCCTCTTTATAAAACGGGGCTTTGTCCTCGTTCATATCCTGGCCGTTATATAATCGGTCTTTGTTTACGGAATTGTAAAAAAATCCTCTTACTGCCATTTGTTCTTTTCTCCTTTCCTTAGTTGTCCCAATTTATTGTTGTGGGTAGGGCATCCCCAAAGGTAGGAACAATATACATTCCGCCGTACTCGTAAACCTCGCATAGTTCCGTAATGCGTAAATTTAATATCTTGTTCCATTTCTGCTTTTCAACCGTTACAATGTCTCCCAAATCATAATCCACACCATAGATAAAATTAACCTCGGCTTCCACTTCGGCTTCTATGTTTTCAAGTACCGAATTTTCCGCCATGTATTGTTCCCCTCTGATGCGTAACGCTTCCAGGTATTCCGCATTGGTTGAAAAATCATCTTTGTTTATGTCTTTGGCATCCAAAAACTCTTCCCGTAAATCAAAACCCGTTCCGCCGCCTACTGTTACATAGATACGGTCCGCACCCTCTCCGGCCCCACCTACAATAATTTTTGTTTTGACGGTTTCGTCTGAATAAGTGTGCTTCGCCCGGTTTAGGTTGTTGTAACTCTCCGAAAACATAACACAGGGCTTTGTGCCTTGTTTTGTGGTTCTGTCTACGCCCTTATATGTTTCAAAAGTCATTTTCTTTTGTTTGAAATCTGGCACAACCCTAAAACCAATTTCACAATATTTTGCAATCTTGGAAAGATACGTTAGTACGTTCTTATAGGTTGCCTGGAATGTAATTTTTGTTGCGTCCCCGGTTCCGTCTGCTACTTCCAATAATGGAACTGCTGCCATGCGGTTAATCATGTAACGCATAGCATCTTCGCAAGTGCCGTTGAATGTAAACATAGGACCGGTTAATCTGTCATTGAAATATATAGGCAAGAAATAGCCATTTCGCACAATCTCATTTACAAGCGTGCTTTCTTCCTCTGTCTGGTCCCCACGGATTACCGCCGCTTCATCTTTTCCCTTTGGTCTTATGATATTTCCAGGCTGCAAAAGTCTTATATTGTCCTCTGTTGCCGGGGCGTGTAACTCAAATGTGCCACACTCATAATATTTTCTATGCCATTGCAAGGACGTATGATTTTCAATTATTCCCAGGCGGTACAAATTGCGGTCATATACAATAATTTCCATGTTCCTACACCCCCAAATATGAAATGCGGTAATATACGGACACGGATAAATAATTTATGCCGCTTTCCGCATTGTACGTTATGGTGTTCGTGCCGTCCTGCAACTGTATATACTCCCCGTCCTCGTCATAATATTGGTTTATGGTTGTCCCATACATGGAAACAACCGCATCCCAATCAATCATCCCATAACGGTCCTTGTGTTCCTCAATTTCCGCCTGGGTTACACCGTCCAAAAGATACATATTTTTCTTTCCGGTATGTGTAAAAATAACCACATATTGACCGCTTTGTAATTCAAAATCATTTCCGGCGTAACCAACCTTTGTATATTTTCCACTCTCTGAATGGTAAATTGCCGGATTTTTCACAATGCCGTCTGCTTTGAATATTGCAGTAATTCCAATATTGTCCGCTCCGTTGTCATTCTCAATTTCCTTTACCAACTCTGCTTCCCGGTGTCCAAATTCCACGCCGTCAATATCAAAACCGTTTTCAAAATACCAATCAGAAACCCAACTTGCCATTACCACTTCCACATCTGACAAGTCCTTAAAGTATGGGTTTGGACATTTAAGACTGATTGTATAGTCCCTTACAACGCCCGTTATTGCTCCTGGCAATACACTTTCTACCTTGTAATTTATAGTTTTAATATCACCGTCCTCGCTATATTCAAGCGTTCCAGTTCTCCCCTTTTGGAATACTCTGTACAGTAATTCCCGGTTCTTTTTATAATCCCCGTCAATTTCTGTTGTAATTACAATGTTTCTTTCCTCTGCGGTGCTCCCCTGGTAAGTGCTGCCGTCCGTTGTGGTGTTTTCTGATGTTGTAACCTTGCAACTGTAACCGTAAATTCCCTCTATATCTAATAGGTGAAATGGACTTTTATACCAATCCCACCTAAAGGCAATAGAAACATTTTTATCATTTGTGCAAGTAACTGTAATATCTGCCATAATTTACCCCCTCTGCATTGCAATAGCCATTGCACGGGTCTGTATTCTTGTTTGTCTTGCCACTTCATAAGGGGATAAGGCTTTGGGGCTTGTAATGTTGATTTCCTGGTGGAAACCGCCGTTATTTCCCTTTAGGGCATCTGCTGCCGTGTTCTGTGCTGAACCCGTAAGCGGCGTTACAACCGCTTTTCCATTTACCATGCTTAATAGTTCCGGTCCGGCTTCTGCTACCATTGCCGTACCCTCTCTTAATACGCCGCCTTTTGCCAACCTTGGCAATGAAAGCGTATCTATTTTTGAAAGTGACACGCCCGGAATTTTATTGATAATACCAATAACTCCGTTAATCATGCCGATAAACTTATTTACAATTCCCTCTATTGTTGTCAAACAACTATTGATAGCCGATTTAAAAGCATCACTTACCGCACTACCGATTGCAGTACCGACATTTACAAAACATCCCTTTATCTTCTCCCATAAATCAGAGAAAAAGGATGTAACATTGGCAAATGCGTTTTTTATGTTCGTCCATGCGTTATCAAACTGTGTTTTAAACCATGTTGGGACGGATGCAAGAGCGGTTTTTATTTCTGTCCACCTTGCACCAAACCAACTTCCGATTGCAGAAAATACGGTTGTTACATTGGTATATGCGTTTGTGAACATGGTTAAAAACCATGTGGCTACTGCTGCAAGGGCGGTTTTTATATCGTTCCACCTTGCGGCGAACCATGAACCGATTGCAGAAAAAATTGTGGTTATTGCGTTCCACGCTTCCGTAAATCTGTCACTAAACCACTGTCCCACGCCCTGGAATACGGCAACTATGCTATTCCAAATATTGGTAAATAATGTTTTTACATTTACGCCGAACCCCTCTAAAAATCCGATTATGTAATTTATAACCGCCTGGATGATGTTTTTTACAAACGATATTGCACTATTAAACGCACCTTGCAGATACGAAAAGAAACCGTCAAAATCTCCATGCAATAACGCTATAATGGCATTTATGATATTGGTAATAAAACCAATCACATTTTGGATTGCTGCAATTATCGGTGCTGCTGCATTGATAACCCCATTTACAATACTTGCTATGTATGTAAGAACAAATTCAAATACGGGTTTTAATGCTGCCATGAGGTTAATAAACGCTTGCTTTAGGCTCTCTAAAAGCGGTTGTATGGTTGTCCACATCTGCGAAAAGGCATCCTTTACCTTTCCTATGGTCCCGTCCACTTTCTCTTTAAATTCATCATTGGTTTTATATAAAGCAATGAACCCGGCGGCAAGTGCCGCTATAATAGCAATCACTATTCCAACTGGTCCCGTGAGTGCTGATAAAACACCACTCATTCCGCCTATTTTGCTTGTTAATCCCGTTACGGTTTTTATTACCCCGGATATTCCCGTTGACATTTTCCCAAATATGATTAAGGCTGGGCCGATAGCCGCAACAATCATTCCGATTTTTACAATCATCTGCTTTGTGTTATCGTCCAGGTTTTTAAACCATGTTGTAAACTCTTTTACCTTGTTTACAACCTTATCAATTGTTGGCTGCAATGTGGTTAAAATGGAACTTCCCAGGTCTGCCCCGGCAAGTTTCAAATTATTCATTGCTACGGCTGCATCATCCCACGGGTCTAATGTGGTTTCAAATGTATCACTTACCACATCCCCATAGTCTGATAAAGCACCGCTTAAATCATCTACGGATAAACGCCCCTCACGGATTGCCTGGGTCATTTCCGCCGCACCTTTCTTTCCAAAAAGGTCTGATGCAATGGTTAAGGCTTCCGTTTCTGTCTTGGCGTTTTTAATGCTATCTATTGTTTCGGTCAATGCTTCGTCTGCACTCTTGCCGTCTGCCGTTGCGTTCTGCACCGCTTTTTTCATTCCGGCAAGTGCGGTTGAAACATCAACGCCGCTTGCTTCCATTTGTGCAAGTAAATTAACGGATGATGTTAAATCAAGCCCCATTTCTTTAAGGCTTGCACCGTTGGTTGTAAGTGCGGTTTCCAATGTTTCCATTGAAATACCCGTGTCCTGGCCCGCTTTCGTCATAAGCCCCAACACGTTTTTTGTCTGTGAAGCATCAACACCGAATTTTGTCATAATACTGTCCACGCTATCAATAGCCGTGTTTAAATCCGTTCCGTTGATGTTCGCAAACTTAATAAAATCTTTTGAAAGATTTTCTAACTCTGTCCTGGTTGCCCCAAACCTTGTATTTACTTCTCCAACCGCCACGCCCACATCATCCATTGTTGTAGGCATATCGGAAAATACATTGTCCGCAACCTCGGTTAAACTGTCCAGGGCTTCCCCGGTTGCTCCCGTCTTTGTGATAATGGTATCGTAACCGTTATCAAGTGCCATTGCGGACGCAACCCCGGCGGTCCCTAGTGCGGTAATCCCTGCGGTAACGGGCATTAACTTATTTCCTATTGTTGTAGCCTTGTCCCCTACCGTTCCGAACGCATCCCCCACCTTTGCAAGCGTTGAATTACTCGCCTTTGCTTGCTCTTCCAGGCTTTTTAGTTCTGCTTCCGTTGCGATTACTTCACGTTTGATTGCCCGGTACTGTTCCTCTGATGCTTCGCCGTTTTTAAACTGCTGCTCTACCTGGGCTTCTGCCGTTTTTAATACATCTAATTTATCTTTGGTTTCGCCTACTGCCTTAGTAAGTAGCTGTTGTTTCTGTGCTAAAAGTTCGGTATTCTTGGGGTCTAATTTCAAGCCCTTTTCAACATCTCTTAACTCATTCTTGGTACTTTTTAGGTCCTCGTTTACACCCTTTAGGGCGTTTTGCAGTTTTGTTGTATCTCCGCCAATCTCAATAGTAATACCCTTAATGTTGTTAGCCACTTGACTTTCCCCCTTTCTTTCCAAATCTTTCTCTTAATCCCTCACGGTCCGGCTTGGTCTGCTCCATACGGAAACAATCTTTTAAATACTTCCGTCCCTCTTCGGTCTGTGAATTTTCAAATATCATTGCTTCCCGTAGGAAGAAAAGATAAATATCTATTTCCATTTCCTGGACTTCGTAAATATTGATATGGCAATAGTCCATAACCAATTTTTCCGGGCGTGTAAGAATTGTATATGGGATTTCGCCCTTTTTATCCTGGCGTGGATAATAGGGCATTTTTAGTTTGGGTTTGCTTTTAATTCATCCACAAACTCCATGTAGGCGTTAAGGATTGCCGTACATTCTTCAATGTCGTAACTCTCTACCTCTTCGGCGGAAACTTTCACATTTCCCATATTGTTATTTAATACTGCTGCCACAAGGTTATAAATGGTTGATGTATCGGCATCCTCGCCCGTTCCGTTGGCTTCTACATCCTTTATTGCTTCAAAAACGCCCTTTTGTGGCATACGGACAATGATTTTTTTGCCCTTTTCAACCACATTTCCGTTTTCATCCTTTTTATCTTTCAGAGTAAACGGCCAAAAGGTGCGTTTAATTTTGTTCATGTTAAATTCTTTTACTGCCATGTTGTGTTCCTCTCTTTCATGCAATAAGGCGGCTCGATTTTTCAACCGGCCGCCCGTTCTTATCGTTGGCCCGTGTTTCGGTTACTCTGTTTTATCAATATCCTCTGTGTAAAGGATTAAAGTACCCTCTTTGTCCATAGGCTGTGCTTTAAATTCTGCATCAATAACGGTTTCGCTATCCTTTGCAAAGGCAATTGTAAAACCGGCCTGGTTATTACCAACAATCGTTACACGGATGTTTCCATCCTGGGTATCTTTATGGACAAATCGCAAAAGGTATTTCTTGCCCGTTGCGTTTCCGATACCACCGATTTTGACCGTTCTAATTCCCTTTGCTTTATCTTCTGTCACTCTTGCGGTCTGACATAACTTTTCAAGCGTTGTTCCGCACCATGTCATAATTCCGCTTTTAAGAGTGGCTTCCTCTTCCGTAATAATTACTTTGGAAACTTTACCCATATCGTCTTTTGCTTCGTAAAACTCCGGTGCATACTCGATTTCCGCACCGCCCTTAATATGCCCCAGGCGGTTATCTTCTGTTTCAATCAACGTATCATCCGGGATTGCTACGTTTGTTCCCTGGAAGTCTGTACAATACAAATCTCCGCTACCTAAAACAATGCTTTCTTTGTCCATTCTTATTTCCTCGCTTTCCTCAATAGTCCCGTGACTTCGTAGGCCGTTTGAAAACATTCCTCACTATCCACATAAGCCACAAATTTAACATAGTCCACATCATGTAAAACCTCGTTTTCAATCCGTGTTCTGATTTCTTCCGCCGCTTCATCATCTGCAACGGTGTAAAGTTCCAATTGCCAATCATCCGCCATTAGATTGTTTGGTCTACTGTCTGCCCCGGCGGTTGCTTCCCGTGGTAAAAGGTAAACCATGTAAGGTAATGGCGGCACGGGGTTTTCCAATGTCCCCTCAAAGGCGTTTTTTGTTATGGGTAGTCCCAGGCTTTCCGCCCTCTCTGTTAATGCTGCTGCCGTTGCCATTTTTACCCCCTTAATTTGCTTTCAATCTTTCCGGTTACCATTTCGCCCAATTGTTCATTGACCGGGGCAATGTGGCTAAATGCCTTTACACGGCCCCCTTTTCTGCTTTGGTGTCCGTTTTCCAAAAGGTGCGTTAATTGGTAATGTTTCTTGTTGTAAACGCTATATCCGTTTAACCCGGTAACTACGCTTGTCCGGCTTCCTCGCTTGTCAACCGCCCAATCTTTTGTGTATGCTCCGGTTCTTTCCTGGTACGGTCCGCCTTTTTTTAGCATTTCTGCGGCTTCCTTTGCCGTTTCCTGGAAACTGTCATTTGCTGCGTTTATCACTTCCGCATTGAAATTTTCCAATTCTTTTTTTATTTCTTCATCTAGGTTATCAAGTGAAACTTTCAACCTTTCCCCACCCTTTCCGCAATATATAACTCTGTTTTTCCGTTGCTCTTCGGTCCGTATGTTCTGTATACCGCATAACGCTTTCCGTCCACGGAAACTTCTGTTTGCCCGTCATATTCAAATCCCCAAACTTCCAATTGTGAAGTTGCTTTATAGCCCAACTGTCCGGCGGCTGCGAACTCGTCACGCCCCACCGGGTTAATTGTTGCGAACACTTCCGTTTCTTGGTATTCTGTTTGGTTCTTTTTAATCAATAGTTTTATTGGCTTCTCTATGATACCCACCGCCTTTTATCTTGGTACACATTGCATCATAGGATGCAAGCAACTGTGTCTGATTATCCGGGCTTCCAAAATTAGCGTGACAATATAGCAAAACGGCTTCAATGATTAAGGGGTCTTTTATGTCTGTTGTGTCCAAATAGGAACTATGCACACCGATACGTTTTAAGTCTGCAAGGGCAACTTCTACAAGTTGCCCCACATCTTCATCCAACATATCATTTGATGTTTTTCTAATTCTCAATTTGGCTTTTGCAATCAACTCTTCCTTTGTCATGCTTTAGCCGCCTTTCTTTCTTATGCGTTCTTTACACGGATAAAGCCGTTTCTTGCAACAACGTTTCCGCCCATGAATACGCAACCCTTGTAGCAAATCTGGCCGGATTTAAACTTGTAATCCGTAGATTTTGCCGTTTCAATATCAGAGAATACGGCAACCTCATAATTGGATAACGGGCCGTATGCCATGCAATAAGTACCCGTACCGCCGCCGATTTCTCCACAAGCGGAATTGATAATAAACGGTACTTCATCAATTGTTCCGGTGTTGCCGTGGTTTACGATTGTGTAAACCTTTCTGCCCTGTTTATCTCTTAACTTGGCAAACTTCTTTAAGTCTTTCTTGTTAAGGATTAACACGGCTACATCTTCAACCTCTTCATCCCCACCGTAGGAATAAATAATCTCGTCCAGGGTATCATCTGCAACGGCGGTAATGGTTATAATGTCGGTGTTGCGGTCGATAATATCATCACTTTCGCTTGTCGGATTATAGAAAATACCCTTGAATTTTCCACTTTTTCCGTCCCCTACTAAAATCTGACGGGATGCGTAACGGCGGATTGCTCTTGTAATGCTATCTTCAATAACGCCGTCATAATCTGCATCCGGTAATTTCTGCATTTCTTCCGGCTCTTCTGCGTATGCCGTGATTTTCTCCCTTGCAATCTCTGCATAACCAAATTCCGGTTCGGATGTGTTGTAATCTGCTCCCTCGGCGGTGCTTCCGGCCCCGTCCCCGTAGGACTTCACATAAGGGCGGCTATATGTTTCGCCGCCTACAAGTGGAACGGTTGTAACACGGTCAATAAGGGATGATACATTGTTAAATGTCGGTGCAATGTCCGAGCTTGTGTGGCGTGGCATAACAACGCCCGTTGTGGTAGAAAGTGCCGCCATGGGTTTAGCAATCTTCTTTGCGTTGTATGTGGTCTTTGCTCCGGCCTTTAATGCCTTGCCGCTCTTTGCTCTTGCCTGGTCTTTGACCTCTGCACCCTCTCCGGTGTTTCCGTCCGGTCCTTCGCCCTCTCCGGCTGCTGCCTGGGCTGCCTTTGCAAGTTCCTCACGGGTTTTAATCTCGTCCAGGATTTCCCCAATAATCTTTGCTTCGTCCATAAGTGCGGTTAATTCCTCGCCGCTCTCGTCCTGGGCTTCCTTGCCTACTGCTACAAGGCGTGCTTTCAGTTCTTTCTTGTTCATTTTCATTAACTGTTCTCTGTTCATGCTGCTTTCCTCTCTTCCTTACTCCATGTGCTGAATTGTTAATGCTGCAATTTTGTTTCTGATTTCTTTTTCCTGGGCTTCTGCCTGGTTTTTACTTTCATCCGGCGGATTTTCCCCGGCTAATGCTTCCGGCGTGTTCTTGCAATATAATTTCGTGTAGTCCTGGACTGCTGCAACGGCGGTATTTTCTTCTCCCACCGACACGTTAAAGTATTTTGCGGCTTCCTCGCCGCTCAACCATGTTTCCGCTTCCATTAACTCTTTTATCTGCTCGATTGTTACGCCCTCTGCTAAATGTTCCTCGTAGATGCTCCAAATTCCGGCTTCTATGGCTTCCAATGTGTCCGCCATTTTACGCAATTCGTTAGCGTTGCCCTCGCAATCGCACCACGGCTTATGTATCATCAAATAGGCGTTCTTTGGAATTGTCGGTTTGTCACTATCCACAAACGGAAAAAGTGATGCTATCGAACCGGCCAGAGCATCTACAAAACAATGTTTCTTTCCCTGGTAGCGTTTAAGCATATTGTAAATAGCAATTCCGGCAAACACCGAACCGCCGCCGCTATTGATGTAAATGTTTAAATCTCTGCCGTTTGCTTCGGCAAGAAAATTTTTAATTGCATCCGGGTATTGGTCCTCGTCTTGCCATGCTCCCCACCAATCCGAAACAATATCCCCGTAAAAATACAGGTCCGCCGTTGTGTCTGTGATATTTTTAATCTCGCAAAACGGCTTCACGGTTGCGGTCTTGGCGTTCTTGCACGCAATAAACTGTTTTATCTGTGGCATTTCCATTAACCCCCTTTCATAATCTGCATATAGGCACGGGCGGCCGCTTGCATTGCCCGTTTTTCTCTGTTATTTGCTCCGGTATCATCCGGCGGCTCGTTCTGCTGCCCCACCTGGTACAATGATTGGTCCCCAACTTTGACATAATTTAGAGATACCAGCCTTTGGTCCCCGTCCTCAACCGGACCGTAATACATAAGTTCCCTATATTCGTTGATTGTCAACGCTCCACGGTCAAACATTCCGCCGCCTATGGTTTCCCTTGTCTGTAATGTGGCATACTGTAAAAGGTTTGCCACAAAATCAATACGGTTTCCGTAACCAATTTCACGGAGCGTTAATAACTTAAATGTGAACTCATAGGATAATTGAATACTGATTGGCTCAATCACATTTTCATAAAAAGAAATAAACTCGGTATCGTTTAGAGTTGATGTCAAAATCTTGTCATTTACGCCATAATACCTATACACATTATCCCGTAGGAATGTAATTTGGTTTGTCGGTATGCTTGGCGTTCTCTGTGCAATCTCTTTAAACTCTACCGTGTTATCTATTGCGGCAATCCCCCCGGCGTTGTACTTGTTCATATAGGCATCCTGGAAATTACGGGCAATCTCTTTTAATTCTTCATCATCCGCAATATTGTTATATTTCAAATATCCGGCAAGTGAATTTGAACGATTTACAATATTCTTTATGGTTTCCCCGGATGTTTCTATGAGGTCAAGGCTTCGTTTTAACTCCATATCCGGCGTTGTTCCCAGGAAACGACGTTTATTGTACCTTGCTTTGATGTGGATTACATTTTGGTATGGTACTGTGTATTGTTTTCCGTCATAGTCCCAACGGAAACGGAAAAGGATGTTATTATTTTCATCTTCAAAAATCCTATATGATGTTGTTGTAATCGGTTGGATGCTTTCAACCCTGGTAAAATCCTTGTTCCAAAAAATCACGGAAAAGGAATTGGATGTGTAAACCAAATCAACGGCAATTCTGTAAAGAAAATCATACGTTGACATTTCCGGGCATGGGCGTAATGTTAAAAGCCTTGCAAGGTAATCATTTTTTATTACCATGCCTTTTTCATCCTTGCGGATAACCTGGGGTTTTAACTTGCCAACATTCTTTCCGATTGCATCCGCAATTGCTCCCACAATATCGTTATCCCTTAATGTTCCCGTTGGCTCATATTCGCCACGGCTTAACAATAATGGTCTGTATTTTATCTTGAATGAATTTAATACATTTGCAATTATTCCCGTCTTGCTCTCCCCCTTTCTTCAAAAATAGGGCCGGATTTCTCACACAAACATTTTATAATGTTTCGTGTTGAAATTCTGACCCTCTTTTATACTGCTGCCGCATGGCTCTTATTCTGTTGTTTTTGCCGTTTCCCGGCTTTCGTTCAATAATTTCTTGCCTATCTCGTTATGATACTTTGAAACCATTGTGAGGGCATCAAAAACGCTCATTGCCCCGTCTATCCTCATACGCTTTTCAATCTTTACAGGCTTCATTCTGCTATCGTTTAGGTTTATATCCACCGCCACATTTAGAAAGTGGCTTGCCAACATGGAATTGTCCCCAAAATCAAATTTTCCGTCTTTTAACTCGCCCTCAAACATATGCATAATAGGCGTAAGGTTTGTACCCTGGTAAACATCATCCGTATGAAATCCGGCGGTTTTCAAATCATCCACAAGGTAACTTGCCGAATACCTATCATAGCCGATTTTTAGCGGCTTTATTTTATACACTTTCACAAGTTCTATAAACCAATTGTAAACATCCTTATAGTCCACCTGGTTTTCCCCGGATATGAATAAAAAGCCACGGTCCCGGTAAATGTTATACGGTGTGTTGTCCTCGTTTATGGCTATCTCATACCGCTTTTGTGGCATATAGAAACGTGTAAACACATGGTTTATTCCATCCCGGTTGATTATAATGCTTGCTGCGGTTAAATCCGTTGTGCGTGATAAGTCGATACCGCCCACACAATAGCATCCCTTGAAATCTTCCATGGCTAACGGCTTATCTTCATGCACACATTTCATAACATCCCAATAGTCCAACCATGCCACAGCGGAATTTTGTTTAATGTTGCAAAATTTTGTCATAAACTCCACTTTTTTAGAAATAGAGTTCCTTGCAATTTCTATCTGCTCCAAATAGTATTCCGCCGACACGGACACGCCTAAATTTGGATTGCTCTTTTTTAATTCCTCTATATCGTCCCATTTTTCTATATCGTCTATCATGTAAATAAGGGGCAAGAGTCTTGTTTCTTTACTGTTGCCCTTTAAAAATGCCGTTGCTCTTTTAAATAATTCATCAAAAATTCCGTCATTGACATATCCGGCGGTTGCAATGGAAATAATCAACGGTTGTTTTCTTGCTCCCAGGGCGGAAGTCATTACTTCGTATTGCTTCAATCCCTGGTCCCCCGGCCACGCTTCCATTTCGTCATTGACAACCAATTGAGGGTTGAAACCGTCCGACTTTTTAGAGTTAAAGGCAATCTTTTTTACGCTTGTATTGAAATCCTTTATATAAATATCACTCCGGCGTTTCTTCGTGATACTGTCCAACTCGTCATCCGCTTGCACAATCTGATAAAAGGCATCATATACAAGTTCCGCCTGGTCAAGTTTCGGTGCAAGGAAGTAAACCTTTGCTCCATATTCTCCGTCTATGTATGTCATGTATGCGGCTATTGCGGCAGCAAAAAGTGTTTTACCATTCTTACGGGCAACAATTATAAACACTTCCCTAAATTGCCTATATCCGGTTGTTTTGTCCATAATTCCGAATATTGCACATACAATAGCCTTTTGCCACAATTCCAGGTGTAAAAGGTCACTGCGGCCCTCGGAATGGTGGCAGAAATTCTCTATAAATTTTATAGCCTTATTTGCTTTTTTCTCGTTGTAATCCCATACGCCATTCAATAGCCCGGTTGTTAAAATTTCAAAACACAACCGCACCCATACACCCACAATTACTTCTTTTTTTTGGATTGCTTCGTGGTACTTGAAAATCCAATTATCCATTAACTATTCATCCCGTAACGCCGCCAAACGGTCCACTTTTTCTTTTTCTTTTGGCGGTAAATACTCAATGAGTGAGTGAATAATTGCGGTATATTGGCGTGAATATTTTTCATAAATCTGTGTTGACGGGTGGGCTTTTATAAATTTCTGTGATGCGTTCACGGTCTGCGTTGTCAAGCCCTCTTTTTTTAATTCTTCCTTTGCCTGGATGCACGCCACTTTTAAAAACGCCGCTTCCTCAATCAAAGAATTTATAAGGGTTTTCTTGTTTTCATTATCAACCCCGGTAAACATTTCTTCTAAAAATTCTATCTCTTTCTTAATCCTCGCATTTGTTAATTTGTTCGGTCTTTTTTTCTTATTTTCTGATAAATCAATCTTGCTTTCTGCCATAAATATACCCCCCTCATATGCGTGCGACCTTGCAGAGTTTTTTTGAGGTAACTCCCTCGGTTCTTTTGCCCAGGGTCAAATTCTGCACCCCGGGGGTGTGGTCTGCTTTATTATTTTCTTTCGGCGGTAATAAATTTCCGTTCGCATCATACTGATAACGCATTGGTGTATGTGCCGCTTTGTGTTCTTTGTTGTGGCAATCCTCACAAACATATTCCAGGTTATCCAGGTTCAATGTTATGTTTGGGTTGTTGATATTGCCCGGCGTAATATATTCTTTGTGATGCACAATGTAACCCGGTTTATAAATTCCCTGAGCTTTGCATCTTTCGCACAATCCGTTTGCTCTTGTTATTACTTGCTGCCTTGCTCTCTTCCATGCGGCGGACTTATAAAAGCCCTTTGCATATTCTTTCACGGTCCCACCGCCCTTTCTTTAAATGCTTTATGGGTTATGTGTATTGCTACCCCATAACCCAATTATAAATTCTTTTGCCTTGCTATTATGTCCCCGTTGTACTGCTGCCATGCCATTAATCTCTCTGACACGGTGGCGTATAGTTGTAATCTTCATCCTCTGCCGTTGGGATAAACATACATTCATCTTCTGTCGTTTCCGGTGTATCGCTCGGCTTTCCGTAGTAGAAACAATTTTCACATTCTATCATTGCTTTGCTGCTCCTTTCTTTGTTCTGCTGCCGCTTGGCAACATTCCCAACCCCTCGGCTACTTCGGTAATAAATTCATTGCGGTAATCGTAGAATTGACGGCGACCACACATCACATCATAAATACTTTCATACGGCGTACAATGAACCACGCTTTTATATATTTGTTTCTGCATCTGTCCCCGTGCCGCTTCGCTATCTATGTTGTGGCATGAATTATTAAGGGCTTCATCTATCACGCTATAAGCCATACGGTCAAATGCTGATGCGTTCCCGTTAAGCATCCGGCGTTTGCGTTTCTCGTTGCCCTGGATAATCTTTTTTACTGTGGCTTTAATATCATCATCAATTTTTTGCAATACTGCCTCCCCCAATCCGCTATTCTTCGTAGGTGGTCTTTTTATTCTCTGACCGTTCAACCTTAATACTTTCTTTCGCCATTTTAGAAACCTTTGCTTTTACCCCATGCCCCACATCAACGGTAATTCCTTTCATGTGTTTATCCTCGATTGCATCAACGGTTGCAATTAAAAGATTAACCACATCTTCCGCAACGGACTTTTCTGCACCGCTGCCGAACAACTCATGTATTCTTTTCTTTGCCTTGTCTTTTCTCTCTTTGGCTTTGGCGTACTCCTGGGCTTGCTCACATTCGCACTCACACGTTACCGCTTCATTGATTGCCCCTTGTTCCCACTCTTCCGGCACTTGTACTATTTTGGTCTGTCCGCAAAATGCACATGAACCCGTCTTGTCTACTTTTGCACTCATGCTTTTGTCCTCTCTTTCTTTCCTACCTCGTAGGCTTTCATTGCAACCGTCAATACTGCTGCCGATTGCTCCACCGTCAATTCTTGTTCTTTTACCAAAAATGCCAAATTCTCGTTGATGCTCTCCAATGTTTCTTCCAGGCTGTCATTGCATAGCCCTTTTCCACATGAAAGATAAATGATTTTACGCCTTATGTCTGCCGTTATCCCTTTAAGTTCCACCATAACATCTGCCAATGTTTCATTCATGGTTCTTTCTTCTCTTGCCGGATTGAAATGTTTACATTCCTGGCACTCTTCCCGGTGGAACATACGGGACCTTAAATTGATACCGTCACACATTCCGGCAATCCACGGTGCATTTATGCACGCTTTCTTTGGCATTCGTCCCGGTTCTGTGAGATATGCCAATATCTCTTCCCCGGCTTCCTCTGCTCCATAGCACACCGCCGTTTTATACCCTTGTGCATTAAGCATTGCCATATATTCTTCTTGGGCTTTCGTTGCCTTATTCTTTCCGAACTTCAATTCGATATAAAGCCCATAAAATCCGTTATTTGCAACGGGTAGGCATATATCCGGCACGCCGCTTTTAAGACCGGCCGCCTTTAATATTCCGCCATTGCTCCTTTTGCCCTCGTTTGGCACATGATACATCAACGCCAATTCCGGCAATATGCTTTCTGTCCTTTTCGCCCAATTGAAAAGGGTTATTTGCTCTGTGGTTTCGCTTCTCTTCATGTTCTGCATATTCATGTTTCATATGTTCCCCTTTCCGCCTTTAATCTTCCTCTAAGGCATATTCACGCTTGCGGCGTTTGCAATCTTCCAACATCCGTTCCAAAATGTCCGTTTCCTCTTCAGAAAGATAGATATAATATTTTTCAAGCATCTTTACGGCATGTAATTTTTTGGTGTTTTCCTTTTCTTCCTCGGTTGTGTCGGTATCTGACACATTTTGTTCCCTGGCTATATCCTCGGCGGTTTTCCGCTTCTTTTTCTTTTCCTCGGACATCTGTTTTATCTCTTCACTCTTTAAATCCGCCCCTGCTTCAACTGCTGCCGCAACCTGGTTTTGTACATCCTCGGATAATTTACTTGTTTCATAGGCGTTTGTAATTCCCATATTGCCTTTTTGGAACTGTTCTTTTACTTCCTCGGTGGCGTTATTGTTGATTGCTTCCAACTGTGCAATTTTGGTTGCACTTTCTCCCAGGACTTCCGCCACATAATCCCTAACCCTCTTTCCGGCTTCCAGGATTAACATTTTTTCCTTTCTTGCCTGGGTTAAAACCTCTTTCCAATCTGCTGCCTGGTTCATCAAATCATAATCCGTCATTTTGCGGTTAAAGGTATTGCCGATTAAAAGGGATAATCTAAACTGTGTTTCCGTCATATCCTTAAAGCGGCACGGAATAGCCTTTGTAATTTCTTCGTGTCCCTCGTCCTTTAAGATTTTAAGGGCTTCACGGCGGCGGTGTCCGCCGGATAATAAATACTTGCCATTGACACGGCCGATAATTAAAGGCTCTTGCAATCCGTCCATAAGAATTGATGTTGCCAATTCTTCCAACTCGTCCATGCTATAACGGTTGTGCTTTGTTACTTCGATTTCTTCCAGGTTAAGGCGTATTTCCTCGTAATTCTCCACGCCCTCAACTGCTGCACGGGTTGCCCCGTTCATAAGGTCCATAATATTAAAGCCCATGTTATACCCTCTCTTTCTGCATTTCTGCTATGCGTGTTTCTCCCATACATTCCAGGATAAAATTTTTATACCCTTGTGCTGCTCCGCTTCTCACGGAATAGGCTATTGGCGTTTTGTGGTAAAATGTACTGTCTTTTACTTTCTTGGAATGTCTGATGATTGTATTAAATACTGGCAATCCGCTTTTTGTCCTCAACCACGTTTCCGCCGCTTCGCTTGTGTCTGATTTCTCGTAATCCGTAATAAGTACCCCGGCAATGTGGGCTTTTCTGTTTAACTGCCTTACGTTATTTACCTGGTCCACCAACTCTTCCAATCCGTCCAATGAGTAACAATCTAAATTCACGGGTATAATAATTTCATCCGCTGCCACAAGTGCATTTATTACGTTCATGCCTAAATCCGGGGCGTTGTCTATGATGCAACAATCATAATTTCCAAATGGCGGCGTGTTTTCCAATTCTTCAAACGCCCGGCGGTATCTGTCATGTTGTGGCGTGTCTGTATCTGCCTTAATCTCCAATTCCGCCAACTCCATAAAATAATTGCACGGCACAATGTCCAAATTCTTAATTTTCGTGTGTCTTATGGTGTTTCCCTTGAATGTGGCGTTTTTTAATACTGCTGCCGCCGGGCTTTCTGTTTCTCCCTGGTATGCATCAAATAGGCGGCTTGCGTTCCCTTGCTTGTCATTGTCAAATAAAAGGACTTTCCCAGGCTTAACCGTTCCATGCTTCGATTTAAACCCGGTTGCCAATAACTCCGCCATGCTGACCGCCGTTGTGGTCTTGGCACATCCGCCCTTTAGGTTTAGTGTGCAAATAATTTTCATGCTTTGTTCCCTCGCTTTCTTTTTTGTGGCTTGCCTTTCGGCTTCTCGCCCTTTTTAACCATACGGGCGTATATGTAAAAGGCTGCGTTTACTCCGTTGTGCTTTACCTCTGCATCCAGGAATGTAAAGCCCGGATATGCCTTTTCCATTTCTGCTTGTAACATACTGTTATCAAAGGCCATTTTCTCAACCTTTGCTTTTCTGAATTTTGAGTAACTGCGTTTTGGTTCATCCGGTTTTTTCAAATTCTTGGACGGACACCAACGCTTTGTTCCGTGTGGGTTCTGTGTTATGTATGTGGCAAGTCCGGTTATTAAAAAATTCTCGTCCGGGCTTATGTTCCTGGTGTTTGGTCTATCACACTTTCCCCACATTTTTTCTAATTCGTCACGGTCTATTCCGCCGGATATGAGTAAATGAAAATGTGGGCGTGTATATTCTTCAAATGCGATTATGTAAATATACTTTGCATTATCCAATCCCATTTTTTTACGCTTGCGATTTATGCGGCGTATGAAATTAACCACATCTTTTTTTGCATCCTCGTATGTTTCCGGCAACAATCCGTTATTCCAACCAAACGTAGCCCATATGTCCCCTTTTCCAAAATTGATATTGGCTAACCGGATTAAATACCGTCTTGCGTTCTTATCGTTAAGGTTTGATTGTGACGGGCTTGTTTCCCTTTTCTTCTTGGTCTTTGGCATATCTGCTTTGACCTTAAAAGACGGGTACACCATACTTTCAAGCAATGTTGTATTGCTCTCCTGGTTGGTGCTTTTGTATGTGGATGTTCTGTAAAGGCAGTTTACCCACCCCTCTTTCATCCACCTTTCCAACTCCACTTCCTCTAACTTCTTGCATTGCTCCTTGTATGCTTCCTCATAATCGTAATTGTCATAATATCTTTTACCCATTGCCCCACCTTTTCACTTATCTATCTAAAACCCACCTATCCAGGCAGATATAAAACATATATTTATATAATGGTTGATATGTTAAGGCCCATTACAAGGACGGCTAAACCCGTTACACCGTCAAAAAATTAAAATCTATGGTCCCAATCCTTAAAAAGCCACGCCCACGCCTGGCGTATTTTCAAAAATCCTATGAACCATAAAACGGCAAGCGTTAAAAATCCCGCTCCCGTAACTGCTGCCGCTATTGTAATAAGCCTTGTAAGCATATAAACCACCTTTCCAATGTAGTTTCTTCCTATATATAGAAAAACCACATTTACAAACACTATATGTTGTGCTATACTTTCTTTGTTGAGTTCCAACCCCTATTGTTTTAGGTCCCCACCTTTACAATAGGGGTTCGCTTTTTCTATAAATCCCCGTTACATTTCCAATAGTATTTATTGATAATCAACATTTCTTTAGATAAAAGCATGGATAACCCTAAAGGTACGGTTATAAACGCTATTGTTGCATCCCCCTCTAAAATCTTGATTGCTACGGCCGTGAAAACCAGTAATGCAACGCCGTTTAACTTCTGCATGGCAAAATACTTTTTTCTTTTCCGGCGTTCCCTGGCGGCTCTTCTGCGGCTTCTCTCCTGGTTCATGGCATCCGTGTAGCCTATCATATAGGCCCGGTCCAACATTGCTTTATATGGGCTATTCTGTTCGCTTATCTTCTGTACTGCTGCCGTCTGCATCATGTTGTGTTCCCTCGCTTTCTGTTTCTTCCGCTCTGCTTTCGTCCCCACATAATGGCGGAATTAGTAATTTGCTTAATATTGCGTTTTCTGCTTCTCTGTTTTCTCTGATTACCCTTAATTCCTCAATCCGGTTTTTACTTAAATCATCTATAAGCCTATGTAATCCGTCCGCCGCACTCTCAACGCCGTTTTCTTTCTCCCAGGCTTCAAAAATTGATACCACCGCCCCGGTTATCTGTTCATATTCCGTTCTAAATCCGGTTTCCTCTTCCTCTGCATCCAGGGTATTAAGAAAATCCGGCTTTTTCCCGGTAATCATTGCCTGGATGTAGTACCCTGGCACTTCCGCATTGACCGCATTTGTGATTAACTCCGCTTTGGCTGCTTCCCTTGTCATTGCGTAATAATCCGGCTGCTTTACCGTTACCGGGCTATCTGATGTAAAATTGTCCATAAATCCCATTTATTTATTCTCGCTTTCTGCATCTTCAAAAAAGAAACTTCCCAATCTATTTTCATTTCCCAAATCATCCGTGAAAATAAAGTCTGAAACATCCCCGTAGCCATTTACCGCATGGATTTCATAAACCTTTCCAATCGTCACATCTTCTACCTGGCTAAAGTTTGGCGTTCCGTCAAAAAACTTTCTTATGTACTCGGTGTTTTTAATTCTTGCTTTGAACGGCATTGATAGTTTTCTTAATCCCGTAAAAGGGTGTTTGTCCAAATCCTCATAATCTTTAAACTGTCCCATGTTGTGTTCCTCGCTTTCTACTCTGTCATTTCTTCCATAATCTCTTCTATTTGGTTCATGGTGCTTTCCACTTGGGCTATTGTCATGTTCTTATCGTCTATGTAATAATCCGCATAGATTTTTCTTGTAGCATTGCCCCACCGCTTTATCCGCTCCGGTAACGGCTCATTCACGGCATCAAATACAAGTCCTTGCAATCTGCACCACTCCACGGCATTTTCCAGGTCTGCCCCGGCTCTGCTTGTCCACAATATTATTTGGTGTCCCTGGGCTTTTACCGCTTTCGCAAAAGCAACCATTTTTTTGTTTGGGGCTACAATTTCCGGGAAACGGGTAATAGCCAATGTGTTATCAAAATCAATTGCGTATATTGCCATTATTCGCCCTCGCTTTCTGCTGCCGGGTTAAGGCTCATTTCATATTTCATAAGCATAGCGGCCGTCTGTACGGCTTCGCACGCAAGGTTAATTGCGTAATCTGCGATTTTAAGCGGTGTTATCTCTTCTTTCAGATAACAATGCGTTTCTTTCCCTCTCACATCATCCCATAAGCACTTAAAGGATGCTTCTAACTCTTCAAGGGCTTCTTTGCTCTCTTCTAATTCCTCATAGGCAACCGCCACGCCCTCATGTTTTGATGTAAATAACGGGAATTGCTCATTTGCCCGGTTTAATTCTCTGTTGGCTGCTGCCGTGATTTCTTCTTTTAATTTCTGCATCATGTTGTGTTCCCTCGCTTTCTGTACTGCTGCACCCTAAACCATGTAAGGGGCTGCAAATTCATATACCGGCCTATCTGCTGCCGGGTTCATCTGCTCCGGTTTGGTATAAAGTTTTAATGTGATTGCCGGGTTTCCGTCTACATCCGTTCCCCGTGGGTTGAAATTGTACTTAAATCCCAAATGACTATTCATGGATGCACCTTTTAAGGCAAAGGCAAAATTACTTAATTCCCTTGCCCCAATCGTCACGCCCTGGGTGTTTAAATCTCTCCACCGCTTAAAGGTGCTTTTGATGTGTTCTAAAAAATCCGGCTCAATCTGATTGTTAATAGGCATCATTGTTTTTTCTTCCATGTGTTATTCCTCACTTTCTTTGTCCTTGCGTGATTTCTCCAGGCACGCCGCCTTTGGATTTTCTCGTACCTCTTCAATAACCTTTGGACTTTTGGCATATCCAAAACGGTAATTTCTAACTTTTCAATTTCCGCCATTCCTTATTCCTCTTTCAAAATAATTTCCCGGTATATAGTCAACTGTAAATCTGAAAAACTGTAATTTGGCGTTTCTTCCGGGTGTAGTGGTTTCATTAACCCCAATTCCTTGTATCTCTTATGTGTTATGTCTACGGTTTCTTTTATCCTTGTTACCTCTTCTGCCATGTGTGCTTCATATTCTGCCATGTGTACCAAATTTCCTAAATATCCGGCGAATAATTCTGTTTTACCTTTCATAATCCGCACACGGTCCGGGCCGGACATAACGCCCACAATATCCGCTAATGTCATTTGCAGTACCTACCTTGTGGCTTCTACAATGGCATTGAATAAATCCGCCGTTCTTTCTCCGGCTTCCAGGCGTTCTTTAAGTGGCAATAATACCGGATAGATGATTTTTCCCATGTAGCCGGACGGTGTATATTTTGATAAAATATCATTCACGGCGTTTTCTGCTGCCGCCCAATCTCTGAACGCTTCCGGTTCTTCTCCGATTGTTACACCGTCCAACTCGTCTTTTATATGCTTTGTAAAAAGTGCCGTTGTTTCCTCTGTCATGCACGCATTGGCTATTATTCCGGCATCAAAGAGAAAATGCAGCATCCCGGCGGCTAATACTTCCGGCGTTACGTTTCCTCTTTTCTTTGGTTCTGCCGTTTCTTCCGCAACTGCCGCTGCCTGGGCTGCCGCTTCTGCTTCTGCCAATATGCTTTCCGCCGTTGGCTTTTCTTCCGGTTCGTTCATTCCGTTAAATTCCTTGTTTTTTGCTTCCATGTTTCGTTCCTCGCTTTCTTCTGCTGCATAAATGCTTTTTGCTATCTCTTCCGCTATTGCGGTAAAAACCGTTGTTGTTACTGCATTACCAAATTGTTTATATGCCTGGCTGTCTGAAACAACTTGCTTCCAATCATCCATAGGAAACGCTTGTAATATTCCGTACTCTTTCGGTGTGAGTTTCCGCACCCGTAGGCGTTTTGTATCAAATATTTTCACTTCTCTTTGACCCCCCCCCCCCGGATGTTGTGAGGGTTGGGGCTATTCCGTCCACGGAATAAACCCGGCGGCATTGGTCTTGTCCTTTTATGTCAAGCATCCCCACCATTTGGCAACCCTGGTTATTCTCTTTGCTCATTGTCTTGTTCCTTTCGCTCTTTTATAACTGCCATCATGTCTTTCTTTCCGGCGTAGCCTTTGTAATCCCCAGCGGTAAGGCACGGGAAAATATCCGCAATTTTTAAAACATTTCTTCCGCACTTATTGACTGTTACCGTTATGGGAAACTCGTTTTCCCTCTGCCCCCTGGGTTGACAATAACGTATTGGTAGTTATGCTTCTTTGTGATGCTTCCGCCCCCCCCAACTCGTAAAGTTTTACCGCATCCGTTAGGGTCTAAAAGCCCGGTTTCTTCTGCAATATCCGTAACCACGCTTTCTTCTGTCTGTTCATCTTCCAGGATGATAACGCCGTGTAGGTCCTGGGCGGTCAATGTAAACATTGGCTCGTCCTCTGCCTTTGCCCGTGGTCCGTTCTGTCTTTTATTGATACGGTCCGGTGTGATGCAAGCGTGGCATTTTCCCATTCTCTCCAATTTCTCCATTGCCTGGGCTATAATGGTTTGTGCCTTTTCGTCCGGCAAGTAATATTTTTTCGGTACACCCTTTTCCAAATAGTCCGATAATTTCGGTACAAATTCGTGTTGCTCTTTCGGAAAATTAAATGTTAGGTTCTTTTTGTTCCTTGTCCCTACTACTGCGTAACGGTCCCGGTTCTGCGGTACGTTCCAATATTTACTATTAAACATTTCAATGTGTGCCGTGTACCCGTGGCGTTCATATTCCAGGCGTAACACGGGCAGATACGGGCGTAACCCTCGTACATTTTCCGCAATGATAACGGCCGGCATTGCCGTTTCTCTCTCTCTCTCTGTTTCTTCAAGTAATCGCATCATTTCAAAGAAGCATCCGCTACGGCTTGCTGCCTTGAAATTTTCCCCACCGCACACCGGGCATTTTGTGTTTCCCGTGTACTCTTCCGGGTTAATTTCTACTTCCTCGCCGCAATCCTCACATTTTAAAATCATACCCCGTTGCTTTCCGGCAACGCTCAAATCCTGGCAAGGGAAACCAAAAGCCCACACATCCGCTTGTGGTATATCTGCTTGGTGTAATTCCTTTATATCTGCCTTTTGCACATGGTCCCCAACATTGGCACGGTATGTTTCCACGGCGTATTTATCAAAATCCCACGCCCCGGCTATCTCATACCCGGCATTTTTAAATGCAATACCCATTCCGCCGCATCCACAAAAGAAATCATTTACCTTTAATTTTCTTTTCATCTGCTGCACCTACGCTTCCCGGAATAGCGGCTTTGCTTCTACTGCAACCATTGCCGAATACTCCACCTTATAGCCCGTTACCTTGTCCCCTCGCATTTGCGGCACTACTGCCGTTTGGTACTGAACCGTTGGCGTATGAAAAAGTGATTTTACCTTTTCTATCTCTTCCAACTGCTTATTTATCTTTTCTTTCAATGTTTCCGGGTCTGTCCCCCGTAATATCATCACTTCCATGTTGAGTTCCTTTCTATACTGCTGCCACCCGGCATTTATAAACTTCTCTGTGCTACTTCTGCCCGGTATGGTGTTCCCCCACGCTTCAATTCGTTGTAAATCGTTGCTCTGTGAAACCCAACCGCCTTTGCAATATCTGTAACCTTTGCCCCGGTTCGCTCCATTGCTTCAATCTTCTGTCTGTCGGCGTATGTAATACGCTTATCTCCTTTTTTCACGTTTCCGCCCACCTTTCCTTAAAAATTGGCAAAATAAAAAGTGCTACAAGAGTTTTTTAATTCTCTTGTAGCACTCATATTTTCCACAATAAAAAATCAAGTGCGATAGAGTTATTAACCCTTGTCGCACTTGATTTTACAACTTAGCAAACAAAACATCTTATCACTTCACCTGACTATTATCCGCACTTCTT